GCAGTTCTATGCTCTTTCTGCTCTTTTCTGGAGAGGAGTGCAGGATCCTCTAGAGATCAAACCTGTACTGTGTTCTTGGGTTGACTTTGTCAGTGCCGTACTTGCAGTACTAATGGACGAATTACTGATGCGTCACTGCCTACTCTAGTTATCCCATCTTTTGCAATTATGCTTCAATAGCATCCTTACGACTCGATTAGCTATCTTTCGGCAATCCAATAATAGAGCGTTTGATGGGGAGTGGTTCTATGATCAACTCCTGTATGCCTTACAGCATACATCATATATAATCTATAAATATAAGTGTATATCGTCAGTATTTCATAACCATCTCATCTAATTAAGTTATTGCTAATCATTAGTTGCGGTGTGGATTAGCTGCAACACCGTCCCGGTCTTTCAACCTCGGGCTATCAGGCTATAGTTCAGTTCCGATTTTAGACCACTCAGGGTCTAATTCAGTATGACCGTACTTTTTCACCAGTCTTTCTACCCTACTCCAGTCAGGAGCAGTGTGACTCAGAGATTCTACTGCCTTATACGGAATCCCTCTGAGATACTGATATGCTAATAGAGTAGCTCGTGCTTCTCTACGAACATCTTTGACTCTATGTAAATACAATGAGTCATGTATTGAAGGGTTGAATCTAAATCTCAACTCTTCTTTACGAATGATCCTTGCTTCTGCAGCAAGGGACTTAAGCTTAACCCGTAAAAAGGGGTTACGTTTCATGATCTTCTCCTAATGACTAAATGATTCTTTTGGATCCATTTAGTAGTCGGAGGCGATCTGTTATGTACCTAGAATGGTTTCATCTATGTATTCCTTTAGTCGGTCTAGGTGAATAGGCATAAAATTATGCAATTCAATGTTTACATTAAAATAATGTGGATCAGAAATCAAGCCAAATGTGTTACCAGTACCGTGTACATGTCCATGCACATTCATCAGTACTCGCCCCATTTCTGTAGGATGGATAGGACAATGACTCAACCACATCTTGTCATAGAGTTTGAATCCATGAATCTTCCATCCTAATGATAGATAGAGACCTAATTGAAACTGATCATGATTTCCGAGTAGTAATTCAATATTTCTGCAATTAATATTTGCAGCATGTTCTATTCCTGATTTACTTAGGATTGCATCACCAAGAATGAATAATTTATCTTTCTTTTTTACACAACTGTTGATGTTATCCACAATAGTAAAATCATGGGTGAAAGTATCACCATAATCTGAGATCGATCTGAATTTTGTAATGAAACCGTGACCTAAGTGAAGGTCACTTGTGAACCAAACAGCCATATCTTCCTACCAATGTGGATCATCTTTGTTAAACCACTTAATAGACCAACCCAAATAACAAATAATACTACCTACTGTACTAAGAAATCCTGCAATTATTAACCATACCCACCAATCCATAATTTCCTCCTGGAGGTCTGCCAGGGAATCGAACCCTGCTAAAAAGTATTTAGAGTACTCCGCTTACCCAGTCAGCCTGCAGACCTAAAACGGAATATCATCTTCATAATAATTTAAATACACTATGTAGTATTCACTGGTTTCTTTGCTGCTTACTACAATAGTATTAGCTGGTCCTTTTAATATATCGTAACCTTCTACACACAATTTTCGAGCTTCTGCTCTAAGGTTATCTAAGGCTTCTTCTTTTGTTATATCGAAGTATGTAGAAGCTACCCTATGTCTACTACCATTAAAAGTAACTCTCAATTCATACATTTTCATCTGTTGAACTCTGATTTTGGTATCACGAGACAGAATAACTCCGTGATATGCTTAGTATTCATGTAGTCTTATGAACAGGCTTTCTCAGCAGCTTCAGTAATAACTGAAGAACACGGCACAATATGCACTCTTCCGGGTCCACCATTCGCATTAGGGTTATGAGTTAACAGTAAGCAACTCATCTACTTTGATCATGTCATCAAAGTTTTGCCAAGCACCGCTTTTATATACGATGTCATCTTCGATATACATCCATTTGCAGTAGATAGCATGAGATAGAAATGAAGGATCTAGTGCCGTATGCATAATTTCAATATACACAGCTGAATCATTTAATTCTCTTGATTCTATCTCTAACATACTCACATCAAAGCTAGATCCAGCTAGTTTAAAATGCAGCTCTGAAAATACTTGGAAATGTACTACCGTAGAAAGCAATCGCATATAGTGATCACGTATTGCGACCAGATCCCTCTGAATCTTCAGAGTTACTGTAGATCCTTCCTCTGAGGTAAGAACCATTTCTTGTCGAGTTTTCATTTAACTGCCTTTGATATCTAATTACACCATATACAACTACAAAAATGAGTAATACTATTCCTATTGGGATAATAACCCAATTAAAGAGAAAACTTATCCACCACGCAATAAAAACGGCAGCTATTACAGCTGCCGTTATAATTATTGTTTTTAGTCCGTCTAATAGACTATTAAGCAAAGACTGATCTCGCTTCACCTTCAGTCTCTTCTTCTTCTTGGCCATCTTCAGCAACAGGTACATCCTGAACATTTGTATCTACAACAGCAGTAAATACACCCTGAGCTGAACGCTTCATCTTCACAGCGATATTATCAACCTCGACACCTTGAGCTTTGAGGTGATTACGTAAGGCTGCTTCTAAATCATGCTGTTCTAAAGTAATTTTCATTTTGAGTTTCCATAGCGGAGTTTACAACAGTGGGCAATCATCAATGCATCCGCTTTGCCATCGATAAGCCCTCCTCTAGGACCATATAGATCAGCAGAAGGATATATTTTGTTAGCATAATCAGCTACGACTACTTTATTAAACGTACGTTTGCTAGATATGCCGACTTCTTTCTGCCAATCTTTTGGCTTAACGTGCTCAACTGGACAAGCTATCAAATCTGCTAGCCAGTTTATACCACCAACATTCTTACCAAAAGAGAAGTTACTTTTAGCACTCATACCATGAATGCTGTGCACATCCTCAATTAGTATTATGTCGGGGTTAATTGCACGTAGAGAAATATATATCTCTTTAGGGCTTTTTGCAAGACTTATAAATGATATTTCATCATTTTCTGGCACTAAAAGACATATGTAACCTTTTGCACCAGGATCTATACCTGCAAAACGCTCCATAAGAGATATAAGGGCTTATTCAGTGAAAAGTGATTTGCTGGGTTCAGTTACTTTTCCACCAGCAAGAGTAGTAGATTCACGAATATACTTTTCTCCACCAGCAGAGGCTTTGCGCTTGTCAATTAAACCATTGCCATAACGCATTTCCCATTTGATTTTAGTAGCTGAGTTAACAGCAGATGAAGCTTTCTCATTAACTGTAAGACCACTAGTATGAAAAACCTTGACAAGCTCATTTTTTTCAACCCATTTGGTTTTATGCTCTTCAATCCAGTGGTCTTCCATTGTGCGATGAATACCTACCTCGAGCATACCACCCTGAAGATTCATCATTACGGGAACTTCAGTAGGCATTTCTTTCTTAGCTTGGCTATTCCATATACTGAGAACTTTATTCTCAGGTTCTGGAAGATTTTCCAAATCTTGTCCAGTAACGATACTGCAGATTTCGTCAACTATAACGAATCCAGGCCAGTAACCACTACGATCACCCGATTTCCATGTATAGGTACCATCTGCAGTACATATCCACTGAGTGTTTCTAAAAGTGCGATCTCCAATCTTAAAATGGAGTACTACACCTTGAGTACCTTTCTGTGGGGCTGTGATCATATATGCAACATCAATGATGGCGCTATATATACCTGTATCGAACAAACCGCCAGCTAATGGAATATTATCACTGTCGTTTTGGATCGATGAATCTTTCTTTAAATCTTTAAATGCCATTTGCTTCTCTCTTTAATAATATGATCTTAAACGATCAATAACATGTTGCATATTGTTGTCAATATACGTTTCGCTGTTATCCCACATACCTAATGGACTACGAATACGTTCATTAACGGTCTCTTTAGTGAGTTTTGTCTGAAACACATACTTAAAACCTAGCATTTCTTCTTCATCAGTAATTACTAACCAGTTATTCTTATATGCTTCAAGTGTTTGTAAAGGAACTTTCTTAGTGCTCACAATCGTAGAAAAAAAGCTTTCTACACCTTGATTCATGAGACTTCCTTTTACTTTGACCATAGTTTCCATAGCCATTTCTTTTTCATTGAGAATATCAGAAGTGTGAGCAAGAAATATTACGTTAGCCTCTGTCCTAGCTACATAATGAGCCATTATCTTCTTGAGAAATTGTGCGTATTCTCCCCATGCCTTCATTGTATTAGTTGATGGAAGTACATACTGACTCTCATACATATCCATCATATATGTAAGTGTATCAACAACTATAGTATTGATATTCAATTTCTCTATATTGTCGAACCCTTCATATATTTGTAATGGATCCAGGACTTTAAACTCCTGAAACTTTGATTTAAAAGGTAACTTCTTATTATTTTCTGTGTTTAAGTACATCACCCCTTCAGGATCTTTAAGATCCCGTAGGCTTGCTGACTTACCCGTAGCTGACTTGCCTGAAACTAATACGAGATGATCATTTTCTAGAGCAGTGCTCATAATTTTCGTTCTCCAAATTTGCGACTTACAGAAACTATGATGGTAGATAGTATTTCTGCTTCTTCTAATGGACGCTCTAATTTACTATTGAATTCTAAAATACGTTGCTGAATAGATTTTATTTCATATCCAGCATCGATCAGAGCGAAGCCATATTTTACCAGCATATTGGATCTATTTCCTTCTTCTGTGTGATTTATAAACCATCTTTCCAGATTGTCCATAGAACTGTAAGTATCTAGAAACTTTTTATTGACAGTAGCCTTACGAGTCTGAGGGATAAACTCTGTAGCATCTAACAACTTGCCATTATTGTAATAATAGGCAGCTTTATTATTGCTTTCCCATTTACGAGCAATATCTTTAGTTGCTTCATCTACATCAAAAGGAAGCCAATTGAATATGTTCTGCATGAACGTACTATACTTACTAGGCTTAAGAATAATGTAATGACTTAAAGGCAATATAACTCTAAATCTATGATCAGTAGGAGTATGTCTTTTGGTTGTACTGATAAGATATGTATAATCTGCTAATAGCAGCTTAGCTGCCTCGAGAGTTGTACCCTGGTCTACATCAATAATGGCTAAATTAAATCCAGGAATAACATTATCTGTATTTCGATACCCTGCAGTAAAAGTATGTGCAGTATAGTGATGATCCGCTGCAGTTGTGAGCTTATATAGCTGACCAAATGGTACTTTATGATCTGCAAAGTCTTTAACAATATCTTTACTGTAGGCTATTTGTATTTCTTGCAATGAAGTTTTTTGTAATGCCTCTCCGCGTAAGAATTCTACACTATCTCTTACTTGTGTTTCGATAATGATATTGTTCTTGTATCCCCAGGCTGTAGCCAGATTCAAAATCTCTGCTCGCTGAGTTGCGGACCCACGAAAAGCTGGTACATCTTCCATGATATCGACGTGAGTTACTTCCTCTCCCATGTCCGCCAGATATTTGGCGGTACGGATGTAATTACGATCCCTCTCCATGATCCGCTTAAAGGCGTCTCCGCTGTCTTCTACCAATTGGATGGCATAGTCCACATATTGCTGATCGAGGCTTGTAGCGCCATCTACGAACGCGTAGGCACCTGCTAGCTTGATAACCTTGAAATACCGGTGAGTCATCTCGGCTTTGTGGATCTCCTGGTGATCCTTAAACTTCATGGCCTTTTCGTCACAGGTTAATTTGTAGTCCAGGATTGCAATGCTTACCGCCTGATCCATTGGTAGAACCCTATGTGCTCGAGTAGGTAAAGCACACTTATGAAAATGTTCTTCAATATCTAGTAATTCTTGATCAGTATTTGCATTTACAAGATCATCATAGAGTTCTTGCGCAGTTAATCCTGTAGCACCTATATTTAGCTGTGAATAACCAAATAGAAGACGACGTGCATAACCTGTCTCTAGCATTCCATCGAATTCTGCTTCGACTTTACCGTTCAAGAGTTTGTTAGGAGTACCAAACAGAAGCAGATTAGTTGGTGTTCTACCATCAATATCTTCTGCTCGTTGTGCTTCTGTGGTGTTCTTGATTAGTTTGATCTTGGTTTTACCAATATCATATAGCTCGAGAAACGCATTCAGCATATCTTGATTGTTGATGAA